GGAATATCAATCTTTAGTGCCATATTTTTTACCCGATAAATATACTAGTTATATACATCTATTTATGGAGATCAAAACCGGTGGAAAATCCTACAGCAAATCCTTTATCTAAACATTTTAGACAACCTGCAATTTATTTAAAATTGCCCAGTCAAGGTAAATTTTATCCTAACGGTTCTATTGAACTATCCGCTACTGGGGATATACCTGTATACCCTATGACAGTTAAAGATGAATTGACATTAAAAACCCCAGATGCTTTAATGAATGGCGAGGGCATGGCTAATGTAATACATAGTTGTTGTCCAGCAATTAAAGACCCATGGATTATTCCTGCTGTTGATCTAGATGCCATCTTTATCGCTGTTCGATTAGCTAGTTACGGTTCAGGTATGGACATTGACACTACCTGCCCGCATTGTAAAGCCGATAACGAAAGCACTATCAATTTAACTATGATGTTAGACAATATCAAACCAGTGACCAATTACAACTATCCAGTAACTGTCGATAATCTACAATTTAAATTCAAACCGCAAAGCTATCGAGATGTAAACAAGTTAAACCTTGCTACGTTCGAAGAACAACGCCTAATTCAAAATATTGTAAGCAGTGATTTGTCAGATGAAGAAAAGAAACGTTTGTTTGATGAAAGTTTTGAAAAAATAACTAGACTAAATGTTGAAATGCTAATCGCCAGCATTGACAGTATCACAGTAGAAGGCGCTACAGTTAATAACACTGCTCAAATAAAAGAATTCTTAGATAACTGTAGTAGACAGACCTATACTGCTATTAAATCATCAATTGAAAAATTATCCACATTTAATAGAATAGAGCCATTGGATCTTACCTGTGGTGAATGTGAAAAGACTTATCAATCAGGACTAGTATTCGACCAAGCAAATTTTTTCGAATAAGGCTTTTGTCTCTTAGCGTTCAAGAGATATCAGATTTAATTGATCAATTTGATAGAGAGACAAAAGCCCTACGTAGCGAAATACTTGAAATGTGTTGGCACATGCGTGGTGCTCTGAGTTATGACGAGGGGATGTTATTAAATCGCAGTGATAGAGAAATTATTGCTGATATGATTAAGAAACACATGGATACTACTCAGAAATCGGGATTACCTTTCTTTTAATAAAAGTCATTATATTCCATACAAGAGTGTTTGTGTGGCATATATTCTAGACTAATCCATTTGTATCGTATAATTCGTAATATATTCCATACAAGAAAGATGTCTTTGACATCTGCGTTATCGCTATCGCTCAACGCTTTTCCTTCTAATCTAAATTACGTTAGTTAATTTGAATTACTGTACTGCTCTTAAACGTTATCATCCAGATTTGGTCATACTTCACCTATCCGAGGCAAAGTATAAGTCGCATCATCCGAGTTGACAGTCATACTAACTAAAAGAGATTGTTAATCAATAACACGGAGGCGGTCAGCCGGTACCCCCTACTCTAGCTTCTTCTGACGGGTGCTGTATAGCCATAGTTAGCTAACTATACTAGTCACGTGAGTTGTATTGCTTTTTCTTCAGAGCTCACATCATTTGGCGTTTAGGCCTAAATTGATTTATTGCCATTGTCGCCCAGTTACCTAGTCTATTCTAAGTAGTCCCAAGTGCGGCCATCACGCGAGCACCATCTCCTCATAGGGCACAGATTATATCTGCATTGTTGACTGATTTAATACTATTTCTTGTTTTTACAATTATCAAAATGATAACGAGGCATATTATTCATACTACCTGTTTTATTGCAATGCGGGCAGGTCCCTAATTTATATTGTGTAGTTTTTAATTTTTTAGTTGCTTTAATTTTTTCAATGATTTCTTGACTTTTTGTTTTACCTAAGTTAAAATCTCTAATTTTTTGTTTTGTTTTGTCGGATACATATCTACCTTTTTGCGCTATAGACATTTTAATTCTTGTTTCTTCAGATATACACGAACCAGTTAAGTTCTTTAATCTAGTTGCTTTATGTGTACCCGTCCTGGCTGGAAGTGTTCTTCCTTTATTTGCTGTGCCTATCTTTTTTCTAGTTTCAATAGATGGCGATCCACCGCCATCTAACCCGTTTTCATCTATTAGGTTAGCCCACCTATCTGATTCAACAATCTTGTTTTCTATAGAGAATCGTGTAGCAAATTCGACCAATATATCTACATCTGTAAATAGTTCACACCACAATGTAGAAATGTCATCACCGTGCAGTTTTAAGTGGTTAATCCATCTGTTACCGGACCCTTTGTAAGAATATGGGTCTTTACTAATAGTTTTTCCAAAATATTTTAATCCGGTTATATTATGTTGTTTAATATACAACCAAGTTGGTTTATAATTATTTCTTACTTCTTCTGTAATAACTGTAGTTTTCATACAATTATTTATCATTGTTTGTTCCAAGTGCGGCTATTTTGTAATCTTTAAATCTTTAACTGAATTCTTGCCTAGTTTGATTTGAATAATACCGTTATAATTGTCTTCACGTAGTAGCACACCTTCTTTAAATTGATAATATGCTTCTAAATAGTTTGTTTCGCCACGGGAGCTACACAAATGTATAATTTCGCGAGTAAACTTATCTTTGCCTAATGTTTCGACGTCTGCTTGTAAACGTGGACTAGATCCCCAGTAGGTCTTCCAATCTGTTTCTACAACTTCATGTCTTTTATTTTTCTTGCCTTTTAGAGGTGGTCTCTTTTTGATTGTAATAAAATATTTGCGGCCGATATAATCATGCCCGTTGGTCGTATTAGTTATTCTGTATATAAAGCCATAATAAGTGCCAATATCCCCGGAATCAAAAGGTACACCGTTATAAGTCCAAGGATATTCATATGCCATAATGCTATTTATTTTTACAATTGCTATTGTGAAATCTTTTAATATTAGTAAGGTTTTGAGATTGAATACCACAAATATCACAACTGTGCCAAGGGCGTTTTGCCTTCCACTCTTCTGTCATTTGTATGTTTTTATTCCAAGCAACTTGACCTATGTGTGCTTTGCTAATATTAAACTTAGCAATATCTGATCGTTTTTTACCTGATAATGCCTTACTTAATTTTTCTCTTGTTGAATCTGAAACAATTTTTCCTGTTTGTGCTTGAGATATACGTGTCTTGTGCTCTTGCGAACGAATAGATCCGCTCGCTCCTTCTCCGCCGTTTGAAAGATTTATTAAAATACCTGTTCCTAAATCTTTACGACCATATTTTTCAATTAGCATAATTTCGAGGGCCATTGCTTCTTGTTCAGTTAACTTATCTTTAATAATTTGAATATGTTCTTTATTTGAAGGTATTCTATTATTGTGTCCTATATATGCTCGGTTGTTTTTACCTTTTCCTATATAGTATGGTGTACCTGCTAGAGCAGTAGACGAATCCTTTTCTCTGAGGTACTGGTATACGTAATAAATATTCATGCTGACATTCCTTTACAATGTTAGAGTAGTTGGGGTTCCTACACCCGCGAACTACACTACTATTTATTTAAAATGACAGCATTTTCTGTTATTACTTAGCGGACATTTCGTTCTTTTTGGTTTGGATTTCTGCACGACGAGCTTTAGCTAGTTTGCCTAAATCACCTAATGCACCACGAGCACGTGCGGCAGCGGCTTTAACACCTTTGCCTTCAAATTTTTCTGATTCTGCTGTGTATGTTTCTACTGCTGCTAAGATTTGTTCATGTAATGTTGCCATCTTTACTTCTCCTTGTTGTTATGTGTATTTAACCACCTACAGTGGCGGTTAAATTATTTTACGTCTACGTCTGTGTTATATGTGGTAAAGCCGTTTTCTTTAACCACTGTTAAGATATTGTTTACTCGACCTGCTAGTTCGTCTTTATGCGATACTAACCACACGCTCTTATTACTTTCACGTGTCATTTTCTTAAGGATAGCTAGGGCATTTTCTACACCACTAGTATCCATACCGCTGTCAACAAGCTCATCGATAAACAATAAGTTAATTGGTTGATACAAACTTTCCCACACATCACGGAATGCCCATGACAAGCTAAGGATAAGTCTGTTACGTTCACCACGGCTTAAGTTATCAAAATCTAACTCACGCCCTAGTTCTTGGATCTCTACGCTTAGATCATTTAAGAATTTAACCTGATGCGGCAATCCAATTTTATCTAAGTAGTAGCTTAAGCGAGCATTTAAATAGCTTAAGTTCTGATCAATAATGCGTTTACGAATATAACTGTCTTTATTCGTTAATAGTTTATGTAAAAATTCCTGATGCTCTTTGTAGCGAGTTAACTCATTCATATTGGAGTAATCAATATCAGCAAGTGCGGTAGTGCGCATCTCAGCAATCTGCTCAGTATATGGATCTGTTTCTATACGCTTACCTTCTAATTGCGTTTGTAGGCTAGCCACAGAACTACGATGATGGATAGCATCTTCTTCTTTATCGTAGTAAACTTTAGGTTGTTGCCCTAATTCGCCTAAGGCATTCTTGGCATCACCTAATTCTAATAATAGTTGTTCAGCAGTGGTATATGCTAACGCGGCCTCTTCTAATGAGGCTTGTTTAGCTGTTAATACCTCTTCATGTTTGCTGTCGTGCATTTCTTGTCCGCAGGCATAACACTTATGATATTTTAAATCAGCAATTTCTTTATCTAATTTCTTAATAGTTTTCTGTTCACGATCCATATCACTACTAGAACGCTGTAAAGCTGTGTTTAGATCAGCAAGGTCTCTACGCTTTTGATTATACGCAGTTAGATCTTTGTGCGCAGCAATCTCTGCGTCGATGTCAATGTGCGACAGTTCTTCTATTGCGGCTTCTAATTTAACAATATCTTCTTTATGTTTAGTCTGCCACATGACTTGTCTACGTTCTAAACTAACGATCTGTTCTTCGATACGTTTGTTAGCATCTGTAATAGCTTTGATATTAAATTCTTCTTGAGTAATAGCATCTTTAGTTGCTTTACTCTGTTCTTTAAGTGCTTCTGCTTTTTCACTTAATAAAGTAATACCAAGTAGCTGTTCAATAATAGTACGTTGTTCATTAGCTTTCAAACTTAAAAATGGTTCTGTGTAGGTATTAAGTGCTACAATATGTTTAAACATATCATGGCTCATACCTAGCAAGCGTTCAATTTCAGCTTGCGTTTCACGACTGTCACCTTGACTGTTATCATCTTTGGATTCTTGCTCTTGATCTCCAATATAAAACTTCATTACATTACTCTTGCGACCACGCTCAATCTTATAGTCAATGCCATTAACTTCAAAATCAATAGTAACTAACATGTTTTTAGCGTTGGTTTTATTAATTAGGTTATCTTTACGAATATTAGTTAAGGCATTACCATAAAGCGCATAACTTAGAGCATTAATGATAGTAGTTTTACCTGTGCCATTACGTGCTCCGCTGTCGTCACCACCTAGGTCAATATTTTCGCCTAAGACTAGTGTCAAGTCTTTGCGATCAAAGTTGACGGCTTGCGTAGCATTACCCACGCTCATAAAGTTTTTAACTGTAAGATGTTTAATTTTGAACATAGTATCGATTTAAGTTATTTTGACATTGTATATCAAGTTTTGCTGATTGACTAGCAGTAAATTCATTGATTAGAAAGTTATAGTTATATTCTAACACATTAGCCATGTCCTTTCCTAGAGTAATTAATTCATTTGTTGACATCTGGCTAATTTCTTTTATAATATTAAACACAGCTATCATTCTATCAGAATGGTCCTCAATAGAATCATAACTTTCGTCCCACCAAAAACTAAATGTTTGAAATCCATATTCCTGTAATTTTTTAAGATTTCCTGGGGGACCGACCATTACAAATGGTCTCTTAGCCGCAATACCTTTAAAGCTCTTCTCGGTAATAAACGTTCCAGGATAAGAAAACATAGTTTCGGCAGCTATATACAAAAATGCCCGTTGTGTTACATCAGAATTTGCTCTGATAGCTAGGTCATTGTTGTATGTTTCGTTGAAATTTTTAAATTTAAACGAGTTAGCAACTCGAGTGATAAATTGATTATAAACACTATTAAGATCAGAATTTAGTAACCAGTCTTCATTACATCTTGTAAACGGTATTGTAGATAACATTTGTATGTGATTAGTCCCGTCAGCACTACTAGAATGTATAGGGGCCTCTTGATTTAAAAGCATCGATAGCATGCCCTGATCTAATAGATTTTCGTGTTCTAATAGCGAGAACAATAATACTCTATGCTTACGTGTTATTCTACTCAAGAAAATAAATGACTTTTCGATCAAGCTGAAATTTAAATCTATTTTAGGCACTTCATCTATTTTTAGATGAAAGTCTAACCAAGTCTCTATTACATCAATATTAATGGTATCATATCCAGTTTCTTGATTGACTTGTACAACTTCATGTTTTAAATAAGTTTGTTGTGTTAGTATTATACAAAAATAATTAGGTATATCTAAATTATATAATATTTTTTGTATATTGCGAATAGTAAATCCTTGATTATTTAGATAATACTCAGTATCATCAAAAATAAAGATAATGCGATCATTAGGATTATAATAATCTTTCTTAAAGGTTGAGAGTAACTTGTGTAATTCAAAAGGTTGCCAATCATACTGAGTCACAGGGATAACAGCAATGACATTAAAATATTTGCCAAGTTGTGCTATAGCATCATTTGGGTTCATTATAGATGTCTGTAAATATCTAACAATAAATTGGGATCGTAATGATCACTGTTGATATTGGTTAAATTATTTGTAACGATAGTATCAATACTTTCAAACTGTACATTGCCTAGTTGAATATCTTGGCCGATATCCATATTTTTAGCAGGTATCAATGTAAGCTCACGTAAATTATAAGTTCCTACAAAAGTTTCTTTAATAAAAGTAGCTTCTTCGTAGGTAATATCAACATCAATATTAACGCGACAGTGCATATCCTTCAGTAACAAGTTTTCTGGAATACGTAGAATATCACTTAGATTGTACACACGATACTTAGGTTGATCAGGCCACGCATGAAATTCAGGAGCCTTGCCCCACTCTAATACCATCATACCACGATCGTCGTCTGAAGCATCAGCATAGTTATGTGGGAAACAATTGCCAATATAGGTAATGTTTTTACTAGATTGACGTTTATGGAAGTGACCAGTGAACACATGATCTATATGACCAAAATGTTCACCACGCAAATCTCCGTGTTCTGGCATTTGTACCATGGCATTCATAAAGAAATGCGGTAATTCAAAATGTCCGAATACGTATTTGCCCTTTAACTTAGGTATCCGTTTATGATCGTCGCCGACGAGCCAAGGAGCAATGACAACGTCGCTGTCTGAAAACCAGTCATTAACAATTTTAACGTTGGGTAAGTGTTTAGCCCATTCCACGCTTTGTACGTCGCGCTTATCTCTATAGTAGAGATCGTGATTGCCAGGGATAAAGTATACAATATCAAAAGCTGAATTTAATAACTCCAGGGCTTGTAAACTATAGTTAAGTGTGACAATATTAATCGCCGCACGATTATTATGCCAGTCTCCCAAAAAGAAGCAAGTTTCGCACCCTTGTTCTTTTGCTTTAGTAATAAACCACTTGACAAAGTTTAAACAATCATCGTTATGCGTTTGACTGTTAGACTTTAATCCAAAGTGAATGTCAGTAAGCACTGCTGCTTTTTTAAATAAGTTAGCCATAGTTTAG